CGCAGCTCCGGCGTTGCGAGCTGTTCCTTCAGGCAGGGATCAGGAACTTCCCAGTTGCGACACCAATCTGGCAGCAATTCATAAGTTTTGCGCGGATCGCTTTCCGTCTCCAGCAAGTCGGCGGCGCGGCTGTCGACCGTGCCCCAGTATTCGGCAATGCCGGTGATCGCCTGTGCCAGCGTGCTGCCAGGATAGCGCGGCCATGCTTGGCCGTGCGGCAGCAACCCGAGCTGAACCTCGGCGTAATCGTCACCGCTGCGGCGATAGTGGCGATCGCCGGTATAGGGAATCGCCGGGGGGATCGGACGGCCAATCGTTGACGGGGCGCTGATAATAGCGCCCGCGCCGCCAATCGGCGGCAGCGTCACGCGACCGATGCCGAGGGTGTATGCCGGTCGCGATACAAGTAGGCCCGAACCGGTACTGCTCACGGCGGCGCCTGATAGATCAGACTACTGAGGCTGACGGATTGACCAACGGCGACGGTGGTCGCGTTGAGTTGAATGTCGCCGCCGCCGCCCTGAAAGCTCACGGTGGCGATGAAGATTTGGTTGCCGTTGCCGTCTTGTGCCACGGCGCGGGAGATCGTGCCGCCCACGGCATTGGTATCGGACCCGATGGCATTGGCCGTCGCGCTGCCACCGCTGGACGCGCCGAACGCCGGTTTGGCGAACGTCAGCGTTGCCACCGGATTGCTCTGCGTATCCTGAAACACCAGTTGGCCCGCGGTGGTCGCGGCGTCGAGCAAGCCGCACACATAGTTGGCGATCTGATCTCGGATCATGTGCTGCATTGTTTTATCCCCACGTCACGTCGCCGAGCACCGGCATGTGGCCATTGTCCGGCATCGGAGTATCGCTCGCCACCATGGTGTACGAATTGACGCCCGGCGCGTTGATGATCGCCTCGTCGGTCCAGGCCCGAAACCACGTCTGCGCCGGTGCCGAGCGCGCAAGAAACTGATCCACCAAACTGCTCGTGATCGCGTTGCGCACCGCCGACGTGTCGGTATCGAGATCAGTAATATGCACGTTGATCGGAAAAGGGATCGGCGCCACGGTGAAGAAATCCTTCACTGCGACTGGCCGCACCGTGTTCAAATAGTTGTCGACGTTGGTTACATCTTGTGGCCACGGGAAGCCGCCATTTTCTGCTCTGAGGTCATCCATCATAAATCTGACCGTCACGGTGCCCATGCCCATTTCGAGCGGGAAGCACCACGCACGGGTCACGCCCGGGTAGCTTTCGGCCCATTGCACATAGTCATTTTGATCGCCGCCCATCGGCGGATTGCGGATGCGCAACAGCACCCGGGAGCGCAACTCCGGGTCGGTTTCGTCGTCGGTGCCATAGTCGAGCTGAACCACGGACGCCGGACTGCTGATGCCGGGCACGTTGACGGTGAGCGGACTTCCGTTGACCAGATTACCGACTGTGCCGGGATCGAGCGCACGGACTGCCACGAGGGTCGGATCGGTCGACACCGTGGTGTCGGCCAGGGTCTCGAAGGCGACGCCGTTGGCGCCGGTGAGCTGTGAGTATTGCGGTAGCAGCGTCGGAACCGACAGCGCCACCAGGGATGCCGTGCCGTTCGACAAGGTCGCGAGCTTGCGGCCGATCGAGCCGTTGGAATTCAGGAGCCAGATCTGGCCATGCCGGTCGAGCCATTCGGTCTCGGCGGTGTCTGGCATGAGCTGCAGCGCCAGCCAATCGAGGTACTGCAGCGTGAGATGACAGAGCGCACCCTGAGTGTCGGACACCACCCGCAGCACCGAATTCGGCACGGTGGCGTCGGCGCCGGGCAGCGAGGCATTGACGGAATCGCGCACGAGACCGCGCACCGTCCGTAAGGTCGGGGTTTGCCAGGGCATGGGATTTTCCGGAATAGGCCCGCGCCGCCCTTGGGGCGGCCGCTGGTGCGTCGGGCGTGGGCTAGCGCATGTTGGGCGGATTGACGCCGCCGCGCGACCAGCGCGCCAGCTCATCCCAGAGGACGGCGTAGCGAAGCTCGATGACCGGGGTCGGCCCGCGGTAGATGATGATCAGGGCGTCGATCTGCTGCGGCGAGGTTTTCGCCAACTCCACGGTAAACGTGCTGCAGATGCGATGGTCGACGAAGGGTTGAACGCACTCGATGATGTAATTCTTGACCCACGCCATGGTGGCGCCGCGTTGGGCGTTCGGCCCTTCGATCTTGCTGCGCCGGAGCAGCCACAGCCGCGAGCCGATCGGCCAGCCGTTCCAGATGACCTCGGCGTCCATATCGCCCCACCAGCCTTCGCGATCGCTGGAATCGGGATCAGGAAGCTGATCATCGACCGAGGCGAGGCCGTCGGTGCCGAGCGCGACACAGAGCGCCGTCGCCAGCGCCTGCGTGTCATCGAGCGTGCCATCCTGCAGCAGCTGCCAGTCGAGCGTGACCGAGTAGCGCGGGAATAGTAAGTTTTGGACAAGCCGGATATCTGGGACTTGACTCACCATGGTCTCACCCCAGGTTGCCCCAGACGTTCTTGCACGGCCCGCCCGTGGTAATCACCTTGGCGAACTTGCCTTTGCCTTTGAGCGCGCCGGTGTAGACGTTCTTGTCCGAGTTGATCTCGTGATAGCCGTTGCCGTCGTCGAGATATTGACGGACGTTGGTGCCGCTGTGCGCAGTCTCATCCTGCGTCATGTGCATGAAACGCTTGGATTGTTGATTATCGTCGAGCAGATGCTTCTGCCCGGTCGGCTTGTTCTGACCTTGGCCACCACTGCCGCCGCTGCCGCCGGAGCCGCCACCACCGCCGCCACTGTCGCGGGTGCTGATCTGGGTATCCTTGCCGAATGCAGCGCGACTGCTGCCGCTGCCACCGCTGCCACCACTGCTGCCCTGGCCGCCTTGCTGTTGCTGATCCGTCGCATTCTGGTTGACCAGCGCGAAGCGCAAGGTGCGATTTTGCGCCGCCGACATGAAGCCGCCTTGCTGCGCGAAATGCATCTGCAGGAAGTCATTCTTGGTGCGGAACATGGCGGTGTCGCCGGGGTCGAGTCCCATCAAGCGATGGCGCCGATCGTCCATGTTGCCCGCGATCGGATAGGAGCGCGAGCCGCCGATGAAGCTCATCGCCACTTCGGCGCAGCCAGTGATGTTGCCTTGGTCGTCTTTGTCGGCGGGCATGTTATGCGAGGTGAAACCGTAATTCTGCGCCGCCTCGATCGCCTTACGCGATTCGCCGTTCATGAACGTGCCGCTCATCTCCTGCATCAATTTGGAATCATCGATGGTATCGACGTTGCAGCGGGCGCCGCCGCCAACGTAGCCGCGGAACGCGGCGCCGAGCGGGGTTGAACGATGCACCATGTTTCATCTCCTCTTGAATATCGGCCAGCCATGGCCGGGCGTGAGCGCCTCGGGCGGCAATTTGACCGGTTGATCGCGCCAGCTGCTCGATGCCGCTTCCGGCGGCAAGCTGCCAATGCTGCCGGGCGGCGGAAAACTCTGCTCCGGCGGCAATGTGCCAATGCCCGGCTGCGTGCCGCCTAAGCCGATATTCGCCGACAGCCGCCCAAGCCCGCTCATGTCTTCCAGGCTCACTTGCGGAACCGTAAAGCCGCTGCTCGGTGTCGGATCGGCGACGTTGACGCCGCCTTTGCCGTTTAGCGCCCACGGCTGTACGCACTCGAGCAAGCTCTCGGTGCCGTTCTCGCTGTCCTGGGTCCAGGTGACGGTCTTGATCTTCAATTCCTGATTAACGAACACCATCGGCGAGATCACCATCACGGTCTGACCGGCACGCCACAGATCGCCGAACTGATTGAACCAGCCTTGCACCGTGATGTTGCAGGTGATCTTGGCGCCATCGGTCCATTGCGCCTCAAACTCTGCGCGCTTGTCGAGATCGGCCACCGACTGCACCGGGTCCTCGACCGGAATGACCATGACACTCTTGATGCAGCCGCCCCCCGCGGCATGGCCCTTCATGTCATTGGCCGCCGACATGTTCTGCTCGTCATGGCCAGCGACTTGGCCGATCGCCTCGATGTCGGTAAACATATCCTCGATCGAAATGTTGGATTGCATCTTCTTGATGTTGACGCCTTCCTTCAACACCCCGGCTGGCCGCGAGCCATGCGGACCGACCAGCAACAACTCACCCGCGGCGTTGGAGCTGAGCAGCACCTTTTTCACCTTCGCCTGCTCATCGAGGAACTGCCAGATATTGCCGCCCGGCGGCGCCTGCTTTTGCGGAAACGGCGACGTATCCACATCGCCGATCGTGACGACGCTGACGCCATATGGCGCCACCAACTTGTTGGCGATCTGGACAATGTTCATGTTGTCCATGTTGGCATCTTCCGGCTGGATGCTCGATTTCGCGGGCCAGAATGTGTTGGCCTTGCCGATGATCTGCACCTGATGCCGCTCGGCGTCGTAAGCCACCTGCCGCTGCGTCACCCATCCGCTGATCGCGGTGACGCCGCCGAGCAGCACCGTCACGCGATCGCAGGGGATGATCTTGAGATCGGAGTAGATTTCCGGCAGCGGCGGATTCTCGGCAGTGGTGAAGCGAAAGAATGAGAACGCTTCGGCCCAACGCTCCTGCGCCCACACCGTTTCCCAATTGGCGTATTCGATGCCGCCAACGAGAATCGAGGCGATCTCGCGCGGATTGAATTCGCCCGGGCGCCGTGTGATTGGAGGGATGTCGACCAAGGTCATGCGGATAACGCCACACCGGTGAGCGGACAAAACGCGGGGTGCACGATTTTATTTTCAGCGCGGATCTCATCGGCACGGGTGGCGTCGGCGTAGAGCCGATAGGCGATGGTGAGCGTCGTCATCACCTGCGCGAACTGATAGTTGAGCAGCTGCGGCAGCGGCCGCGCCGTCGTCACCAGATGATTGGTCACCGCTGCATAGAGCGCGGTCAGGCCCTGGTACGTCAGCTGATCCATGTCGTCGGCGGCGATTTCGATCGCATCCTGAAACGGATTCTGCAGCGCCTTTTTCAGTGCGGCGACGTCTTGGCGGCTAACGAACGTGGTGGCAGCGATAATTTCCGCTTCGGTCACCAGACACAGTTCGATGCCAATGTTCTGGATCAGCACGCCGCCAAGCGTTTGTGGCGTCTCGGCTTCGACACTCGTGCGGATCGCCTCGAGCTGCGGCTGCGTCGCTCCGGAGGTCCGCGCCGCCACGAACGCGCCATTGATCGGCGGCCCGAGCGCGTCGGCGCGCAGCAGCAAATAAGCGGTGGCACGCACATCGCTGATGGCGGTGCGGGCATCCGAACCCATGCGGCCGACCGACGGCACGGTGGCGGCGAGCTGGATCATCATCCGCTGGACGATACCCGCGGCTTCCTCGGCGTCGGCCTTGTCCATGTCACGACCCCGGCCGCAATGAGCTGATGCCGCCTGGGCGGATCAGGAAGCCAGCGATTCCTTGGGTGCCCGCGAGCTGCGCCATGATCTGGTTGCGCATGTCCTGCGAGGTGTTGATCAGCGTCGTCGACGTGTCCTCGAGCGGGAAGGTTTGCGTGCCCGCCTCGATGAACGTCATGTCGAACGTCGCGTAGCCGCCGAGCTTCTGTTCCTCGCTCATGCGGAAGTGCTGACACCACACCATGAAAGGCGGCAGCGTCTGCACCTGCAGCATGCCTGACTGCCCGGCGCTGAGCATGCGATACAGCTCATCACGCGCGGTGCGGTAGTCGCGCCGATACAGGCTCGAACCGGGAACGTCGAACGGATAACAGATCACGTAGCCGCGCACGGTCCAGGTAATCGCCTGATGCCCCATGTCCTCGGCGATCGGCGTGTCGCGCTTGGGAAACTGGTGCTGCACCATGCGGCGGCCGGTTTCCAGGCTGTGCGCTTCGCAATGAAACTCTGCGCCGCGAAACGCCGCCGGAATCAGATTGTCGCGCCACGCGTTGCGGATATCGAGGATACTGCCCATCAGTTCACCACCCGTAACTGATGCTCGAGGCTTCCGCCGACTGCGCGCCCGGCCCGCCCTGGGCTGGCGTCATTTGCGCGCGTCGATCGATATGTGTTGGCCGGAACAGCGGCTCACGTCGCGGCTTGGCGACGTTCTCGGTGCGCTGCTCGATCGTCATCGTGCCTTCGATGGTGCCGCCACCACCGGCAGCGCGGTCGACGTTTGCGCGATCGGCGGTTTGCCGTTCGTACTCGACACCAGCTTTGCCGACGTCAACGGCTTGCTTGCCGCGCGCCAGGAACCCCGGCAGTCTGTCGAAAATCGATTTGGTGCCAACGATTCCGGCAATATCCGACGTTAGTCCGGCGCCTGCCGACGACATTCCTGCCTGCGTCAACATTGGATCAAGCACGCCGTGAATACCCGCGCTTTTCAAGTCCGACACGGCGCTCACTGGCCCACTGGCAATCCCGATCTCTGGCCTGAATGCTTCAGCAAGTCCCGGCTTGGTCGAGATTGGTTGATGGTTGAAAATCGTTTGCTTGAGCACGTTCAGCGATGATGAAAGACCGCTGGCAACATTTTGCACGCGCGACGCCGCGGCGGCATAGGCCGCATGTCCCGCCGCAGTGACGGTATCGCCGGAAAAACCTGCCTCTGCTGTTGTTGGTCCGCCGAGCCCCGGCGGCGCGGCGCCCATCGATGGCACGACAATGCCGCCCCCGGCCATCGCTACTTGCGGGCGGAAATACTCGAAGCCTTTCGCCGGTGCGGTCGTTGCCCAGGCCGCCTGATTGCCGCCAAAGCCGGTGATGCGGTCCGACTTCGGATCGTAATCCTGCACAAATGTGACATGACTGCCGGTCGCGCCGGTGGCGATCGGCTTGCCTCCGGTGAGCGCGGCGCGCTGGCGGATCGCGACCGCAACATCGCCGGGCTGCGGCTGACCGGTGACGCGCTCACCGTAGTTGCGCCAATTGCTGGCCACCTGCGAGCCGCCGGGCACGGTGCCACCAAGCGAATGGATGACTGAGGAAGCAAAATCGCCGCACCAGTTCGGATCTTTGGGATAGCCTTGTGCTTTCATGAACGCATCGACCGCGCCCGGGCCGCCGCTCAGCGCTACATGGCGCGCCTGCGCCAGCACATCGGTCGGTGTGTTGGGATCGAGATGGCCACCGACCGCCGCGCGCACGTCCGCCGAGGTGTAGGCGCCCCCGGCGCCGGAGCCCTTGAACGCTTGAGACAAATGTTCGGCGCCAAGTGGAACCACCGCCTCCGCGCCATCAGTGCCCAACGTCGCGTGCGTCGGCTTGGTGACAACCTGAGTGCCGCGCTTTGAAACGATCGCTTCCGGCCCGGCTTCCCCGACCAGCGCGCGCGTCGGTCCGTGCACCACGCCGCCTTTGGCCATGGCGCGGATCGGCACCGAC